CCAGCCAACACGACGACAAGAACCACGACAAGGACGACCGGGCACGGGCACACGCCGCCGAGGAGGCCCAGGCCGCAGCGAAGGCGCAGGCGGCAAAGGACGACGCCAAGCCGCGAGCACGGGCAACGCACGACACCGCCGCCGCTACCGCTGCCAAGGAGGAGAACGACAAGGCCCGCGCTAATGACAGCGTCGGCGCACAGGTGATCCTCGATCCGACCTCCGACGCCGCCCTCGCCGCACGGGGCGGGGCCGCAGGCTCGATCGAGGACAACACGGCGGTGCGTAATGCTGCCCTGCCGCGCATCATCGGACTGTCGCATGACACGGTCGGCGGCACGGTTACGGGCAAGAAGGACGCGCCAAAACTGCACCGCCCGGTGCCGTGGTATGAGCCGCCCGCCACGGGACAGACGCCGGCCGAGGTGCGCGCGGAGGCTCTCGCCCAGATCGTCTCGCCGTAATGGCCACGGTCGCCCAGATCGCCGAGCGCGTGCTTCGGCGTCTGGGCATCGTCGTCGTGCCGGCGGCGGACCGGCCCGCGCTTAACACGGCGGTGCCGCCGGCCACGATTGCGACGAACGCACTGATCGAGCTGGGCGTCATTGCCACCGGAGCGCCGCCGCTCTCGCAGGCCGTGGTGGTGACGGTGGATGCCATCGCCACGCTGGCGCTGACGAAGCTGGGCGTCATCGCCTCCGATGAAACGCCGCTGGCGTCGGATATGACGCTGGCGCGGGACGCGGTGTCGGCGGTGCATGCCAACCTCGTAGCGCAGGGACACGCCGACTGGACCGCAACCGCGATCACCAACGCGGTCAGCGAGGAGTATGCGGCGCTGGTGGCAATCCACCTCGCGCCGTCATTCGGCAAGACCGGCGACTTGCAGAGCGCCGCCGTCTACGAGGGCCGCATCGCCACCGTCGCGCGGCTGATCCGGGCGCAGAACCTGGCACTGACGAAGGTCAGCGAGGTCCAGGCCGGGCTGATCTCGCAGGGGCTGGTGGGATACGACAACACCGGCGTGCCGACCGCCGTGGCCGAGGCATACACGCGGCTGACGGCGCTGATGCTGTCGTCGTCGTTCGGCAAGCAGGCCGACCCGAAAGAGGTCATGTTCTACGAGGAGCGCGTGAAGCGGGCGGCGCGGATTGCCCGCGCACCGGAGGACGCCGAGGAGGCGGTCATGTCGGTGCATGACTCCATGGTGGCGCGGGGCCTGGCGCGTTTTTCCGTATTCGACATTCATCCCGCTGCCGAAATGCCGTATGAGTTGCTCGCCGCCAACCGCCTCGCACGGCTGTTCGAGCAGCCCGCCGATCCGGGCGCCGAGATGATCGCAACCCGCCAGTTGGCGCAGATCGTCCAGCTCGACAGCAGCGGCGAGCGTGTCCGGGTGGAGTATTTCTAGATGCCCGCGGACGGCTTCGACCAGCGCGACGACGGGCTGGACTTCGGGGCCGGCGCCGCCCCGCCGCCGACCGATGGGCTGGACTTCGAAGGCCCGCCGCCACAGCCGCCGGTAGTGCCGCCCGATCCTACCGGCCAGGACTGGCGCGGCCCGCCGGGAGAGCAGGGGCCGCCGGGGCCACAGGGACCGCAAGGAGCGCCCGGCGAAGGCTCGGCAGTGCCTGGGCCGCCTGGGCCGCCTGGGGCGACGGGACCAGCGGGGCCGACCGGGCCAACCGGAGCGACAGGCGCAACAGGACCAGCAGGTGCCACGGGGCCGGCAGGAGCAACAGGTGCCACCGGCGCGGCGGGCACCACCACGGTCGCCGCAACCCCGCCCGCACTCACCAACGGTGCACTCTGGTGGGATACCGTCAGCGGCCAGCTCTACATCGGCTACGACGACGGCACCTCGACGCAATGGGTCGTCGGCAATGCGGTCGTGGTGCCGGTGATTACTTACGCGATGCTACCGACCGAGGTGCAGAAGGTGCCCATCGTGTTTCCCTTCGCGGGGAAACCGGCCACCGGCGCGCTCATCAATGTCCCGATGGTGATGGCGCTCACAATCCCGGCGTCGCTCGCTGGCGCAACCGTCTACGACAGCACCCAAGCCACGGCCAATGCGGTATTCCAGGTGAACAAGATTGCAGGCGGCACGACCACCACGGCGCTGGGCACCGTCACCATCACGTCCGCAAGCAAGATCAGTGCGACCCTGGCAGGCGCGGGCGGCAGTTTAGCAATAGGAGATGTATTGCAAATCGTTGCGCCAACGCAGGACGCAACATTGTCCGATGTGTCGATCACCATCCTCGCGGCGCGCGTCTGATGCCAACGACATGGAACCCCGCCGATAAGACCGTCGACTGCGTCCTCAGCAACGGCAACCTCACCGCGCGCTCCAATCAATTCGGCAACCAATGCGTGCGTGGCACCTATAGCGTTGCGACAGGAAAATATTATTGGGAGTATACGTTTAACGATACCAGCAATTCCGCATGCGGCATCGCGCCATTGTCCACCACCCTAACCAGTATAGGAACCACCGGGCCGGGCATTGCCGCCTATATAAACGGGGTCGGAGGCTCCATCTTTGTCAATACCGTAGGTTTGGCAGTGTTGGGCGCGTTTGCTGCTGGCCAGATTGCGTGCATAGCCCTTGACCTGACCGGCCAGTTGATCTGGTTCCGCAAAGGCGCCGCCGGCAACTGGAACGGATCGGGCACCGCCAACCCGGCCACAGGTGCCGGCGGCTATGCAGTATCGTTTGTCGGCGCCGGGGTTGCAGCCTACGCCCTCTATTCATCCAACAACGCGACCCCGACCGGCCTGGTCACCGCCAATTTCGGCGATAGCGCATTCGCCGGCGTTGTGCCGGCCGGCTTTGCGTCAGGGTTCCCAGGCACCGCAGCCGCGGCCGCCGCGCAGGCCCGCGCGATGGTGCTCGCGTGAGGAACCCGTAGCCATGGCCCTGGACTTCCCTAATGCCCCGAGCAACGGCCAGACCTACACCGGCCCCGGCGGCGTCGTGTGGACCTGGGACGGAACCAAATGGGCCAACGGCGTCAGCGCCGCATCCGCCGCTACGCCATCCGACACCGCCCCGGCGATGGACGGCACGGCCGCAGCGGGCACCTCGGCGCTTTATAGCCGCGGGGATCACATCCACCCGACCGATACTAGCCGGGCGCCTCTGGCTAGTCCCGTCTTCACCGGGGATGCCCGCGCCGTCACACCCGCAGCCGGGGATGCGGACACCAGCATTGCCACCACGGCGTTCGTCGCGGCCTCGACGGCCACGGCGTTGGTGAACGTAGGCCGCAACCTCATCCACAACAGCATGTTCAACATCGCGCAGCGTGGGGCGGGGCCGTTCACGACGGCGGCCTACACGCTGGATCGATGGATACCCGGCGCTAGCAGCGATACCTTCAGCTTCAGTCAGACGACAATATCCGACGCCAGCCGCGCACAGATCGGGGACGAGGAAGCGTCGTTTCAGTTGGTCAATATCAACTTCGTCGGCAACGCCGCGGCTGGCGCGTACCACTATATCGGCCAGAAGATCGAGAATGTGCGGCGGTTGGCGGGCAAAAACGTCACGGTCAGCTTCTATGCGCTGGCGGGTGCAGCCCTCAAATTCGGCGTAAACCTCTACCAGGGCTTCGGCACTGGCGGCTCGCCTTCTGCTATCGTCACGCTGCCAGGCCAGAGTGTCACCCTGACCACAACCTGGGCGCGCTATAGCTTGACGTTCACCTTGCCCAGCATCAGCGGCAAGACGCTTGGCACCAACAACGACAGCAGCACATGGCTCAACCTCTGGTATTCCTGCGGCACGACCAACGCGGCACTGTCGGGCAGCGTCGGCGTCCAGTCCGGCACCATCAACATCTGGGGCGTCCAGCTTGAAATCGGCTCCGTCGCCACGCCGCTAGAGAAATTGGACCCGGTTACGCAACTGCAACAGTGCCAGCGGTTTTATTGCACATCATCGCTGGTAATGAGCGGCGGGGGCATCGCTGGCGGTCCGTTCGGCGGGTGGGCGCCTTTCCCGACAGCAATGCGCGTCCCGCCGCCGACGATCACTATTGCATCTGGCGGGCTTACCAACTGCGGGGCGTTGATTTCGGCCCAGGCGACTACAGCCGGTTTTCTGTTCCAGGGCAGCGCAACCGCTACCGCTCAGACCGGAATTAACACCAGCTACACTGCATCGGCGGACCTATGACATGATCAGCATCCTGATATACATCCTGATACTCTGCCTCGTATTCGGCGTTATCTACTACATCGTAACATTACTGCCGCTGCCGCCGCCCTTTGCACTCATCGCGCAAGTCATTCTCGCCCTGGTGCTGGTGCTGTGCCTGCTCGATATCCTGATGGGCGGGCGCTTCGTCGGCGGGCCATGGAGATTGCCGCCATGAGCCCCCGCGCGCTCTACTACACCACCATCGGCATGACCTTCCTCGCCCTCTACACCGCCGGATGGCTCCCGTGAGATGGCCGATGAACCGCCAAAGCGACCCACATGGCTCACGCTGTCAGTCGCGGGCGCGGCCGCGTCGATCGTTATCTATGTGTTCCTCATCGGCAGCGAGATAGGCACGATGAGGCAGCAAACGGCGAACCAGGAAATCAGGATCGTGGCTCTGGAAACCCACGGCTCGGGGCCAGTGCAGAGCAACGCCGCCAAAGTGGACGCCGTCATCGCCAGAGCAGACCGCATCCTCACCGAACTGCTCGCCATGCAACAGCGATTTGCCGATTTGCAGGCCACCCAACAATCGCAGGGCGTCATGCTGCAACGGCTACAGGAAGATGTCGCCAAGGTCCGCACGCCATGAGCGAGTTCGACCGCGAAGGCCCGGTCTGGCGCAAAGCCCCGCTCACCGAAGCGCCGCCGTTCATCCACGCCCTCTACGCCGAGGTCGTCGGCATGCTCGCCGCCACCCGCGATCCAGCGGCCCGCGATGCCATCGCCACGCTCTACGCCTGGGTGCTGAATAACTACCCGCCGTTCCATCCCGGCCCGCCTTCGGACATAGCAGCATGAACCAGATGGCACCCACCCAACCGCAACCGCTCGCGCCGGAAACGCGGCTCACCGTCACGCTGCCGGTAGCGGCGTGGCAAGTCGTTATGGCCATGCTGGACAAAGGGCAGCGGCGCCACGTCAACGCGATCTATAATGACATGAACGCCCAACTGTCGCTCGGGGCGCAGGAAATCCAACGGACGTCACGGGAAACGGTGGGCTGAATGCAACACTCCATCACCCTGCCCTATCGCCGCACCTCGCCGGTCCATGTCCCGCGCAGCGACCTGGTGCTGTCATCCGCCGATAGCCTGCTGCTTCAGGTCATCGTCGTCGAAACCGACCACCCATCGGCGCAGACGCTCATCCTGCATACCGACGCCAACGGCCCGGCCATGCAGCTTGTGCTGTGGGACGACGCCGATTACGGCCACGCCTGGGGCGACTACGAACGGGCATTCACGCCCGGAGCGCTGCTGCAATCCATCCCAGGCACGCCTGGCAGCGCTGCCGGAAGCTGGGACTTCCACATCCCGACCGGCACCTTCGCGGATTTCCCGCTGCGCTGCGGCTGGGCGATCCTGCTGCTATGGGCCGATGGCGCGAAATCGTCGGTGTTGGCGCAGGGCATCGCCAGCTTCCTGCGGCCGCATTTCACCGGCACGAAGCTCACCGCGATCATCCCCGTGCCGCCGATCGACCCAACCCCGCCCGGCCCGCCCTCGCTGGTCGGCCTCCTGACCGACGATCTGCACCCCATCGTCATGTCTAACGACATCACGCGGCAACTGGAGACATCCTGATATGTCCGGAACCAACATCCGCGTAATCGACCTTCCCGACCTCGGCACCGTCACCGACGCCAGTTCCTTCGTAATCGACAAGGCCACCGCCACCGGGCGGTTCTCAGCGCTGGCGGTGAAGACCTATTGCGCCACGACCACGCTGCCGGAAGCGCCGTCTACGAATACGCCCTATGGCCGCATGAATGGCGCATGGACCCCAGTGCTGGCGGACGCGCCGAGCAACTCGCTGCCCTATGCGCGGCTGAACGCGACCTGGACCCCGGTGGTGCCCGAAGCGCCGCTCACCGGCTCGATCTACGGTCGCGGCAGCGCAGGATGGGTTCCGGTAATGCCGGTCACCGGCGGAACCATCAGCGGCAATCTCGGCACCACCGGCAACCTTACGGTCGGCGGTGCCGTCTATGCTCAATCATGGCAGCTCTCGTCGGCCATTGGTTACGAATGGTTTTTCACGGCTGAGGCGGGAACCGGCGATCACATCCAGCAGGACCGTGCCTCATGGTATCAGCGGTGGAGATCATCGACCGGAGAACGGGTCTGGACCGGCCCGACCGGCGATCTGATGTCGCTCAGCGGCGGCGGCAACCTGACGGCGAAAGGCTACGTCACCGCGCCACAGTTCTGGAGTTCTTCCGCCGCCGTCGGCACATTCGGCTTCACGGCGGGCGGCAGTGGCCGGATCTTCCAGTTCCGGAGCAGCTTCTATCTGGACTTTTCGACTGCCGCCGGCGCCACCGATGGGCAACTGGCATGGAACGTCAGCAACGGCCCGCTCTGGGTCATGCGCGCCTCCGACGATTTCTGCTTCAACGCACAAGGCCCCGTCGGTGGCGTCGGCGCGTATATCAATTCATCCGACCGGCGCGGCAAGACCGGCATTGCACCCACCACCAAGGGGCTGGCCGAGGTGCTGCAACTCCAGCCGGTATCGTTTACCCGCGCCGATGCAAGCACTGGCGCCCAAGAGGAACTCGGCTTCGTTGCCCAGGACGTACAGCCGATCCTGCCCGAAGCGGTATGGACCGCCGGCATTCCGCTGCGCGACGGAACGGGCGGGCTGGAGTCAGGCGAGCCGACACTGGGCCTGACCGCGGACACCATCACCGCGATACTGGTGAACGCCGTCAAGGAACTGACCGCCCGCATTGCCACGCTTGAGGGAGCCGCCGCTCCATGAGCGACGCGCTCTCCGCATTACGGACGGCGCTCGCGCCCAAGGCGGGGATGCGCCGCATTCCGTTTCCGCTGGAGAGCTACGAGCACCCGAGCTTGCCGCTGTCGGCGAAGCGACTCATCAACTTGATGGCGGAGCAGCAGCCGGCCGACGCCCGCACCGCCGCCGCGCTCGTCTCCACGCCGACGCTGCAAGTCTGGGACTCTGCTGTCGGCGGCTCGGGCGCCATCGGCACCGGCCCGATCCTGGCCATGAACGACGAAATGCCGGGGCGCATCTACATCGTCAGCGGCAGCCATTTCTACCGGCTGTCCTTCCCGCTGGCGGGCGGCGTTACCGTCGAGGATCTCGGATCGGTCGGCACCGCCGATAGCGGCACCGGCCCCAGCAACAGCTTCGTCACCATCGCGGCAGGCCCCACCGCCGCCGTCGTCTGCGTGGCACCGAGGGCATACACCTGCGGCCATAATGTCGGCTCGCCGCTCAACCTGATCACCGACCCGGACTTTCCCGGCGCTACCTCGGTCGCCTACTGCGACGGGTATTTCTGCTTCAGCGCCACCGGCAACACCAGCATGTGGTTTATCAGCGAACTCCTCGATCCCTCAAGCTTCGCCGCGTTGGACTTCGTCTTCTCCGATGCGGTCCCCAATGTCGTCCGCCGCGTCATCAGCCATCGCGGGCAGATCTGGACCATCGGCGAGGGCGGCTTTGAGGTCTGGTATGACGCGGGCAAGGCGGACTTCCCGTTCCGGCGGGCCTCCGGCGGCGTGATCCCGATCGGCACATCCTCCCCCATGTCCGTTGCCAAGGCCGACCAAGGCGTGTGGTGGCTCGGCATCGACGGCCTGGTCTGGCGCTCCGAGGGCTACACGCCCAAGCGGGTGTCAACGTATGCCATCGAGGCGATCGTCGGCAGCAGCACGGTCGGGCTGTACGCCTTCACCCACCCTTATCGCGGCCATTGGTTCTATTGCCTGACCACCGCAGGCGGCCGCACCCTGAGCTATGACGTGACTACCGGGGCATGGCACGAGCGCAGCACCAGCACGGACGGCAATGGCCCATGGCAGGCGGCTACGGCGGCGGCGGACAACAACTCCATTCACCTGTTCGGCGACCGCACCACGGGCATGCTCTACACGCTGTCCATGTGGGTGACGGATGCGGGCGTGACCATCATGCGCCAGGCCACGCTGCCGACGATCTGGGCCGCGACGAACAGGGGATATTGCGCCCGGCTTGAGATCGAGATGGAGTCCGGCGGCACGAACTCGCCGGGGCCAGTGACGCTCGAATGGTCCGATGACGGCGCCCGGACGTGGAAGACGCCGCGCACCATGTCGGCGGGCGCGCCGGGCGATTACACGCACCGGGTCTATACGACGCGGCTGGGATCGTTCAGGCAGCGGACGTTCAGGATTACCACACACGGGGGCGTTACGAGGTTATACGCCGTGGACGCTGACCTCGCCGTGCATCCGCAGGCGGCGGCGTGATGCCCAGCAATCCCCGCACCGTCGAGCCGCCATTTTACGACCCGCCGATCGCCGATTATGCATCGGGTGCGAAGCATTCGCAGGCGTGGACGGAATACCACCAGGCGGTGGCCGACCGGCTGGGCACGATCGAGGCCGGAGTAACGGACGGCTCCAACGCCCAGCCCGGCGACGTGGGCGAATACATGACCGCCACCGGCAGCGCGGTCGGGCTGGTCAATGCCGTCGTGACAAACCTCGCCTCGCTCGCGCTGACGCCGGGCGACTGGGATGTGTCAGGATCTGTCACGTTCAACGCCAGCGCGGGCACGCATAGCTTTTTCGGCGTCGGCATCAGCACCATCGACAACGGCAGCTTCGCGACATATCCGACCGGGGCGTTCACCCAGACCATGCCGACCACCGTGCATCGGTTTAACGTCAGCGCAGGCACGACCGTCTGGGTGGTGGGCCAGGCGGCATTCACGGGGACGGTGTTCGCGACGGGAACCATCAACGCGCGGAGGATGCGTTGAGACGGTTTGTCCAGATCGCTGACGGCATCGAGCCGCTGCCGCTGCGGCTGGACTTGGCGCGCAACGAGCATCTGTGGGACGCGCGGCCCGACCGGCGCATCTATGCCGGATCCCCGCACGCCGCCATGGTGGACATTACGGCGCGCTACATGCCCGAGGCCGAGCTGGACGCCGATCCCGAGACGCGGCGGCGCGAGCATCGCAACGTGTTCTGGCCCGCCTGGCACGCCCTGCCGTCGCTGCGGCCGGTGGTGTTCGGCCTGATGGCGCGGGTGCAGGCGGTGGAACTGGGCAGCATCATCGTAACTCGGCTCCCACCGGGCAAAAGCATCCAGCCGCACAGCGACGCCGGAAGCTGGAGCGCCGAATACTACAACACGAAGGCGCATTGGACGGTGCAGGGCGCGGCAGTCGTGACATGCGCGGACGAGGCGTGCGCGTTCACCCGAGGCACCGTCTGGACCTTTGACAACTTACTCGTCCACTCTGTGACGAACCAGGGCGATGAGGATCGGATCGTCGCCATTATAAGCATGAGGGTTGAGGCATGAAGGCCGCAACACACCAACCGGACACCATCAGCGTCACGATCTACGGCGGCATCTATTACAAGGTGTGGTACGTGCGCGATGCGGACACGATCATCCCGACCCATGCCCACGAATACGACCACATCACCGCCGTGCTCTCGGGCATCGTGCTGGTATCGCGGGACGGCGGCGAGCCGGTGGAATACAAGGCGCCGGCGACGATCGAGATCCCGGCCGGATGCAAGCATTCGTTCACCACGCTGCACGCGCATACCGTCTTCGCCTGCATCCACAACGCCGATCGGCTGGAGGATGGCGAGCCGGCGGTGAAGGATGAGCATCACATAGTAGAAATGGAGGACTGAGATGGCAGACAATCGGCGCCATCTGACATTGGCCGAGGTTCACGCGACCATAGAGCAACGTAGCATTCCTGAGCCGAATAGCGGCTGTCTGCTGTGGGAGGGGATGATTTCGCAGGATAATCGCGGGCCGGTTAATTCAGTGTATGGAGCAATTCGGCTGCGCAGGAAGATGGTGAAAGTCCATCGCGTCGTCCATGAGTTCTTCAATGGCCCAATCCCCGCCGGAATGCATGTTCTTCATAAATGCGATGTGCCGCTTTGCTGTAATCCGGCGCATCTGTTCCTCGGGGACAACACCGCAAATATTGCTGACAAGGTGGCAAAGGATAGAGCTAGGAAGAAACTTACCCACGAGAAGGCTAGGGAGATCCACGCAATGAGAGCCAAGGGGATGACTTCTAAGCGGATCGGCGAATTGATGGCCGTGAACCCGAGCACCGTTTCTCGCATCATTGCTGGCAAGCGGCGCCCTGCCGCCATGCCGGCAGTTCGTTAGGAGTACGTGTCATTCCGTGGGCGGTAGCAGCGGCAGGCATAACAGCCGGAGCCGGATTACTCAGCAGCAAGATGCAGTCGGACACTGCCGCAGCCGCGCAGGACCAGGCGCAGCACCAATTCGAGCAGCAGCGCACGGACGTCGCACCGTGGCGCACGGCCGGGCAACAGGCGCTGCCGGCCACGGCGGATCTGCTCGGGCTGAACGGGCCGCAGGCGGCGCAGGCGGCCATGGGCAACTTCCAGACCTCGCCCGGCTACCAGTTCCAGTTCGACGAGGGGATGCGGGCGCTGGATGCGGGCAAGGCGGGCGAGGGAATGCTGCGCTCCGGGGCCACGCGCAAGGCCGAGATCGCATTCGGCCAGGGCTTGGCCAATCAGGATTTTACCAATTATTACAACCGGCTGTTCGGACTGTCGAAGCTCGGCGCCGATGTCGCTACCGGCGGGGCCACGAACGCCAGCAACGCGGCAACGGCGGCCCTCGGCGGCGCCAACGCGCAGAACAGCATCACGGCGAACGAGGCGTCGGGTCTGTCATCCGCCGCTAACCGGCTGCTCAGCAATCCCGGCTTCCAGAGCAACGTGAAAAGCCTCTGGGGCGGCACCGACGCCACTCAGCCTGCATACAATCCCGCCGGGGTGAACCAAGGCTCGATGGGTCCGTATCCAGCGAATACGTGGTATTAAGCCATGTCCGGCGCACAGACTTCGCCATTCCCTAACCAGAACGACCTGCTGGCGAACAGCGCGCAGGAGATCGCCAACTATTACGCGCCCGAGCGCAACCGGCTGTTCGTGCAGGCGGCCACGCAGGAGGCGGCCGGGCGCGAGATGGAGGCGATGTCGCGGACTGCGAGCGGGCTGCTAGCGCTGGGCGATGAACAAAAGATGGCCACGGAATATCCCAAGGCGGTGCAATACTTGCAGTCGCTCGGCTTTGCCAAGAACGCGCCGCCGACTTTTCCAGGGCTGGCGGCAACGCAGCGTCTCGCAGCCATGGGCGTCCCGGCAGCGGAGCAATACAAGATGGCGGGCGCTGCGGGCGCCCTGGACTCGGTATATCCCGGCAGGGGACCGGCAGCCGGGACGCCAGCCGTGCCAGGCGCCTCGACCTCCACCGCCGCCCCCGGCGTGACCCGACCCGCGCCGACCTTCCCCGCAGGTCCCGGCGCGCCCGCAGAGTCGCCGGTTCTCAGCGGCGATACGCAGGCACGCGCCACGGCGGTCCATGACGGCATGGTCAAACGCGGCTGGTCGGACACCGCCGCCTGGGGCTTTGCCGCTAACGCCGTGCAGGAAAGCAGCGCGCTGCCCAACCCCCCGGCCGGCGACGGCGGGCGCAGCCATGGCTTGTTCCAGTGGAACGGCGACCGGCTCGCCGCCTTTCAGGCGAAGTATGGCGTGCTGCCGGGAGCGGCCACGCTCGACCAGCAGCTCGATTTCGCCAACGATGAACTCGGCGGATCGGAGAAAGGCTCGGCCGATGCGATCCGCAACGCGACGACGCCGGGACAGGCCGCGGCGGTGATCAGCGCCGGCTACCTGCGCCCACGCGATGTCGCCGGTGAACAGGTCCGGCGCGCTGGGATTGCCTCACGCCTGACGCAAGGGCTGGATACCGGCGGAGTAGCAGCGCCGCCCGCGCCCGCCCTGGCAGCACGACCGCCAAACGCGAATCCTCTCTTAGTCCCCCCAGGCAGCGTTCCGGCGCAGACTGCCGGCCTCGTCGTGCCACCTGGCGTGACGCCGCCGCCGGGTGTTGCGGCACCAGCGGTGCCAGCGGTTGCAGCGCCAGCGGCCGCAGCAGCAGCCCCGGCCCTGCCGCCCGTTCCGCCTGCCCCGAACGTCGATGCCCAGGGCCTGACACCACAGGATCACACCGCCATCGAAGGACTCAAAGCCGCGCTGAGGCGGACGGGCAATCCGAACGGGCCGCAACTGCTTCAGGCCGAAATCGACCGCCGCGCCACAGCGAACGTCGCCGCCACCACAGCAAACCGCACCGCGCTGGTTCAGCAGGCCGAGTTCAACCGCAACGTCGCCAACGACAGATTGGCCGAGGCGCAACGCCAGTTCGAGCGCGGTCGCCAGACGGAAGCCGACGTGCGCGCCGCAGCGGACGAGGCAAGGAAGGCGGCCGACGCGGCGCAGAAGGCCGCGCAAGTCGTTCGTGGCGACGCTATAGAAGCGCAGCAACGAAACACCTTGCAGACGCTGGCCGCCAGGAAGAAACGCGGAGAGACGCTTAGCGAGGAGGAAGAAACGGCCTACGACGATGCCTATACTGCCTTGCAGCAAACGGGCGGCCAGCCGGTGACGATGACCGATCCGAACAATCCGGGCCGCCAGATTCCGGCGATGCTTACCCGGCGCTTGCCGGCATCACTCCCCGAGCCCCGCGGCGGCGCCTTGCCGCTTGTGATGGCTCAACCCGGTGCGGGCAAGCCAGAACCGCAAACGGAAGCTCAAACCAAAGCCGCTACATGGGCCGATCGCTTGGCGATTGCCAACCCGCTCATGGATAAGCTCGACAACACCGCGTTGACGTGGGCACAGACTGTCAAGGAGAAGGCGGGCAATTATGCCGGCTATAGCTTTAGGTCCCCGGACTTTGAAGCACTCCGCACGGCCCAGAAGATATTCCTGGGGGCTATCCTGCACTCTGAAAGCGGCGCCGCCGCTACCGATAGTGAGTGGGAACAATACAAGGGCACGTATTTCCCGCAGCCCGGCGAGGCTCCGGAAACGATCAAACTCAAGCAGGAATTTCGCAAAAGCGTCTGGGAGGGCATGCAGCGCAGCGCCGGCTCTGGATATAAGCTGCCGAAGGCCGAGACGAGCGATATGCCCCCGCCGCCCGCAGGATACACGGTGGTCCCATGACACTCGCATCGGATGGCAAGGGCAATTTCGTAACGCTGGGCGAAGATGGCCAGTGGAAGCCTACGCCAACGGCTGAAGGCGAAGGCGGCCGCAAGATGGTGCTGGATAACGGCAAATGGGTGCCGGTGCCGGGAAGCGAGGCCGAGGCCACGCCCGCCGATGCCCAGCCGCCCACGCCGGGCTTTGAGGGCAACATCGTCGTGCCGGGTGCCGCCACCGCAACGGGGTTCGGGCGCGGCGTGGGACTGGGCACCCGCGACGTGATTGAGGGCGCAGCGGCGCTGCCGGGCATGGCGCTTGATGCAGGGACATATCTCACCGGGGGCAGGGCGCTTGGCGGATGGATCAGCGGCAAGCCGGTCCCCGCGCCTACCGAACTGCTCTCGCAGGGCCTGACGGCAGCCGGGCTGCCCGAGGCCGAGACACCAGGGGAACGCCTAAGCTCGGGCGTTATAAGAGGCGCCTCCGGGGCACTCGCGGGTGCCGGGGCGGGATTCATTCCCTACGTCGCGGCCAACGCCCCGATCCTTGCCAACGCGCTCACCACCAGCATCCCGACGCAGGTGGTATCCGGCGGGACATCCGGAGGCGCGAGCGAAATAGCGCGGCAGCAGGGCGGCGGGCCGCTGGCGCAAATGGGCGCCGGACTGCTTGGAGGGTTTGGTGGCGCCGGGGTCGTGCAGGGCCTCAAGTTCGGCACAGGCGCACTCAACGCGCTATATCAGCCGTTCACCCGAGCCGGTCAGGAAGCCATCGCCACGGACGTGCTGCTGCAAGGCTCCGGGGCGCCCAAGACCCTGCTGTCGCGATTGGAGGAGGGCGCCGAGAACCCACGCTTGCCAGGCGCTCCCGTCACCACCGCGCAGCAGGCGCGCGATCCGGGGCTGATGGTCCTTGAGTCTGGGCAGCGATCGGACACGGCGGCAGCGCCGGGCAGCCCCTCCCCCGCGGCGCAGCTCCGCGATGTTGAGGCGCGGCGCAACGTCATTCGCGACAAGGCCCTGGGTGAGATGGGCGATGCCAGCGACCCCGGCTCGCGGGGGACTACGGTGCGAACCGCGCTGGAGGAAGGCAAGACGACGATGAGCGAGCGCGTCGACCAGCTATTCAAGGCGGCGAAGCCCGAGGATGGCGGCGCATTTCCGATCGCCAACATCAAGGAGGCGGCGAAAGAGGCGACGGTGCCGCTCAGCCACGAGCAGATGGGCGGCGGCGTGCCGGCGGAATTGCAGGCGGTGATCGATGACATCGCCCGCGCGAAGGACGGCGTGATGACCTTCGCCCAGGTCCAGAATGTGCGGAGCAGGCTCGGCGCGATTGCCGGGAAGGCCGCCGTCGAAGGCGATAAAACGCTCGCCGGGGCGGCAAAAAACATCCAGAAGGCGATCGAGGCCGAGGTCGATTCACCGGCCTGGCAGGCGGCGATCGATGCGCGGCGCGAGATGGGGGCGGCGGTTGACCGCAGCACGACGGGGGCGGCGGCAACCGGGCAGATCCTGAACAAGGACAAATATGGCCGACCCATCATGCAGGATGAAAACGTCGCGAACCGGGCGATCTCAAACGTCGGCAATCTGCGCCAGACGCTGGGCGCGGTGGACAAGGCGGTCGCCGACGCCCGCGCGGCCGGGCTGCCAGCGGAGCGTATCGCGGCCCTTGAGGAACACGCCGCGGCAACCCGCCAGGCGCTGCAAGGGCAATTCATCGCCAATCTGACCAAACGCACTACGACCTCGGGGCAGGTCGCCGACGCGTCGGGCAACGTCTCGACGGCACTATCCCCACACCAGTTCTCCCAGTTCATGAAGGAGAACGGCGCCATTGCGGCCGAACTGTTCGACCCGCGGCAACTCGCCAATCTTAACACGATAGCGGCAGATTTTGCCGAGACCTCCATGGCGCAGACGACGGCCAAGGTGGCCGGATCGAACACGGTGCAAAACCTCTCGGTCGGCAATTTCATCAGCCGCGCCTCGCAGGTCCTGATCAATCCGAACAGTGCCTTGGCGCAGACGATATTCGGCGTAGGGCCGGTGATGAAGGCGATTTATGCCGCGCCAGAGGCCACAACGCGCGCAATACTGACGCAGGCAATGATCGATCCGCAATTCGCCCAGGCGCTGCTCACGCGTGGATCACCCGAGGCGATGCGCCGCGCCGTGGGTTACATCGAGCGGACCTTCGGCGACCGCCTCAGAGCTGCCGCCACCGATGTCGGCTACCGCCAAGGCGCGATATCGTTGGAAAACGAGGGCAACCGGCGGGCGGCGCCTCTGGGCTTTCAGGGCGGGCCGCCTAATCGGCTGGCGCGGCCGCGATATGACATCACCGTCAGCCCCCAGCGTTAGAAGAACCAGAGGAATTTGATGAACTGGACGAACAGCCAGAGGACGAAGAACAGCACCGCCAACACGCAGATTCCGCCCAGGAAGCCGCCCACGGATGTGCCGAACGCGCGCAGCCCGTCCAGCATCGGGGACGGCGCCGGCGGGTGCTGTGAGCGGTAATAGTTCGAAGCGTCCCGCCTGATCTGTTCCAGGCTGCGCCCTTCAAGTTGGGATGGGGTCCAGTCGAAGCTGTCATCGATCATGGCGCGGCGTATCCCTTGCGGCGTTTGGTGCGTTCAATGCGCGCCAGCCACGCGGCGGCATCCTCGGGGTTGTCGTGGAAGTCCACCCGCACTTTGCCCGCCTGCCCGATCCGGCCCCACTCGCGAACGACCGTCACGCGGCCCCACAAATCAGCATCCGCCCATAGCCGATAAAAGCGGGCCATGCGGCGTTCTGCGTCGCGGCGTTGCAACAGGGTCATGCGCGAATCTAACCACCGCCGAGTCGCTGCGGCAATGCGTAAAGAATTCCGACACTGGCCCCGCGCGGCTCCCAACAACGTCCCCCAAGGCTTTGTTCCCGTTGCGTTCCCTGCCCGGTGCGGAGCTTGCATGGATCTGCTCGGCTCGCCGAAGGGAGGATCGAATGCGAACGCATCTCGTCACCGGCATGATTGCAGCAGCGGCGTCCATGGCCGTCTTCGCGCTATCGCCGAACCCGGCGCACGCAACATTGCAAGTCGCCGGCACGTTCAACGGCACGTCGTTCCTCTGCGTGGACAACGACAGTTCCTGCGACCTGAACCTGTCCACCGGCACGATCCAGCTCGCCGACCAGGTCATCGGCGGCGTCGAGGTGGACGGCAGCGTGCAACGGTCGCAAGGCACGCCGGCCAATCCGAACCCGCTGGACATCCTGAGCACGTCGTCGCTGAGCGTCATCAACACCCTGGGGACGTCGGTGCTCGTCACCGTCGCCGTCTCGGATACCAGCTTCGCGGCGCCGGTCGCCTCGTTCAACACCTCGGGCAGCGGCACCTGGGAAACCGCCAACGGCTCGACT